TTACTGTTGCATATCCTGATAATAATATTCTGGATAATTACATTGCGGAACTTGAGAGTTATGGTGTTCCGAGAGATAAACTTTTCTTTGAGGTAAATAATGGAGATAACAGCGAACCTGATCAAGATACAGAATGAGTGGATCATCGCTCAGGTAGAACCTGCTGAGGGGGACAGTATACCAGGTGACCCTGATGTGTGGATGATCGAACCCTATGTGGTAGACTGTGAAGGTCAGATAAATCAATGGGCTCCTCATGCTGCTGAACGTGAATTCAACGTTAGGTCTTCTGACCTGACTGTTGTGACTAATCCAAGCAAGTCTTTACTTGCTCGTTATATCGAATCTCTTGAATGAAGTTTTACACTAGTGTTGAGCAAGCAGGCAATCGTCTGCTTGTCCGTGGTTATGAGAATGGCAATCGCTACAGCGTGAGGGTTCCTTTCAACCCCACGATGTATTTGCCTAGTAAGAATTATTCTGAGTGGAAAACACTAGAAGGTGATTGTGTAGAACCACATAAGTTTGGTTCTATCAATGATGCTCGTGAGTTCATCAAACAATATAAAGAGGTAGATGACTTTGACATCTATGGAAACTCTCGTTTCCTGTATCAGTATATTGCGGAGCAGCATCCTGAAGAGGAACTGAAGTTTGACAGCACCAAGATCCGTGTCTTTACAATTGACATCGAGACTGCTGCTGAGAACGGGTTCCCTAACATCGAGACGGCGGACCAAGAGATTCTTGCTATCAGTATCAAGGACTCCTTCACAGGTCGTATAACGGTCTTTGGTGCCCGTCCTTTTAACAACCAGGACAACATGGTTGACTACATGCACTTCAGGTCTGAGGAGACCATGATGGGTGCCTTCCTACAGTATTGGCAGGAGAACTATCCTGATGTAGTTACAGGGTGGAACTGTCAACTGTTCGATATGCCATACATCCATAATCGTATCAATCGTATTATGGGTGAGAAATTTGTGAAGTTGTTGTCGCCTTGGAAACTTGTGTCGCAACGTGAGATCTTTATCAAAGGTCGTAAGAACTTCTCTATCGATATGCTTGGCATCTCGCAACTCGATTACCTTGAGTTGTATAAGAAGTTTACTTACACCAACCAAGAATCATATCGTCTGGACCATATTGCTTTTGTTGAACTTGGATCCAAGAAACTAGATCACTCAGAGTTTGACACATTCAAAGAGTTCTACGAGGGAGACTGGCAGAAATTTATTGAATATAATATTCATGACGTTCGTCTGGTGGATCAACTAGATGATAAGATGAAGTTGGTTGAACTCGCATACACCATGGCATATGATGCTAAGGTAAACTATGAGGACGTGTTCTCACAGGTTCGTATGTGGGACAACTACATCTATTGTGAACTGCTTAGGCGTAAGATTGCTATTCCCCCTAAGAAGGAAAGCGCAACTAAAACTGAGAAGTATGCGGGGGCATATGTTAAAGAACCGAAACCTGGATTCTATGATTGGGTGGTGTCTTTTGACCTCAACTCTCTGTATCCTCACCTTATCATGCAGTACAACATCTCACCCGAGACACTACTCGACAAGAGACATTCAACAGTTACAGTTGATAAGATCCTTGAAGGCGAAGTAGAGATTGATGGTGAGTATGCTGTGTGTGCTAATGGAGCTCAGTATCGTAAAGATAAGCACGGGTTCCTGCCACAAATGATGAAGAGGATGGATGACAGTCGCGTTATATTCAAGAAGAGAATGATCAAGGCAAAGCAACAGTATGAGAAGACTCCTACTGTTGAACTCATGAAAGAGATCGCCCGTTGCAATAACATCCAGATGGCAAAGAAGATCTCTTTGAACTCTGCTTATGGTGCTATCGGCAACGAACACTTTAGATACTATCGTCTTGCTAATGCTGAGGCGATCACTCTATCCGGTCAGGTTTCCATCAGGTGGATTGAAGACAAAATGAATAGGTATCTAAATACTCTTTTGCAAACGGAGAAGGTAGATTATGTCATTGCATCTGACACTGACTCAATCTATCTTAATCTTGGACCTCTTGTTGATAAATTTTTTGGTGCTAAGTCTGGCGACAAAGCAGCAATTGTTTCCATACTTGACAAGATCTGTGAAGACAAGTTGGAACCATTCATCGAATCCTCTTATCAGGAACTTGCGGATTACGTTGCGGCGTATGATCAAAAGATGAGTATGAAGCGTGAGAACATTGCTGACCGTGGTATCTGGACTGCGAAGAAGCGTTACATTCTCAATGTATGGGACAGTGAGGGTGTTAGATATAAAGAACCAAAGATGAAAATCATGGGTCTGGAGACTGCTCGTTCTTCTACTCCAGCTTATTTTAGGGATAAATTGTATGCAGCGTTTAAGATTATTATCGGCAAAACAAATGATGAACTTATCGATTTCATCAATGTTGTCCGAGCAGAGACCAGACTGCGACCTTACGAAGAAGTTGCCTTCCCACGAGGCGTCAACAACCTGGCAAAATATCGCCACCCGACTGAGATTTACCAGAAAGGAACACCCATTGCGGTAAGAGGTGCTCTGCTCTATAACTATTATGTCAAAAAGCATAAGGTAGAGAACAAGCATCCTCTCATTCAAGAAGGTGAGAAGATCAAGTTCATGTATCTCAAGACACCCAACCCTCTCCATGAGAACGTGGTTAGTTTCTTTGGTGAGTTGCCTAAGGAATTTGGTATCGAGAAGTATGTGGACTACCAGACACAATTTGAAAAGTCTTTTCTCGAACCACTGAAAAACGTGCTATACTGTGTCGGTTGGCAGCACGAGAAAACCATTACTATTACGAGTTTCTTTGGATGAGTAAGAGAATCTTTGTTGTGACATGGACTAACCATCTTGTCGGTCAAGTAGGACCAGAGGACATCAAGTGCTTTGAGGACTACCAAACTGCCTGTGGGTTTGCTAAACTCATGGGTCAGTCTTATAATTATGTAAACTTTTACGAGGAGAATGTAAATCAATGGGATTCCTAGACACAGTAATTAAGGATAGTGGCAATGAGTTTGCTAGTCGTGTTAGCGAAGGGGTTGCTGCTGGCGACATTACATCTTACGTTGATACTGGGTCTTACATCTTTAATGCCCTGGTTAGTGGTTCTTTGTTTGGAGGTTTACCCGCCAATAAAGTTACTGCCTTGGCAGGAGAATCAAGCACTGGTAAGACTTTTTTTGCTCTCAGCGTCGTTAGTAATTTCCTTGCTGCTAATCCTACGGGTGGAGTCATTTATTTTGAGTCTGAATCTGCTATCTCGCGTGATATGATTGAGGTTCGTGGCATTGACAGTTCACGTATGATCATCATGCCTGTCGCTACGATTGAAGAGTTCAGGACACAAGCTTGTCGTATCCTAGACAAGTATATTTTGGAACCTAAAGACGAGAGGGTTCCTATGTTATTTGTGTTAGACTCTCTTGGTATGCTGTCAACATCTAAGGAGATGGAAGACGTTGCTAATGACAAGCAGGTCAGGGACATGACTAAGAGTCAGTTGATCAAGGGTGCCTTTCGTGTGCTTACCCTCAAACTAGGACAGGCATCTGTTCCTATGATTGTTACCAACCATACATATGATGTTATCGGTTCTTATGTTCCGATGAAAGAAATGGGTGGGGGAACAGGTCTTAAGTATGCTGCTTCCACAATCATTTACCTTGGTAAGAAGAAAGAGAAAGATGGTACTGAATTGGTAGGTAACATCATCAAGTGTGAGGCGAAGAAGTCTCGTTTAACAAAAGAAGGTAGTAAAATTGAGACACGTTTATTTTTTGACGAACGTGGACTTGACAAGTATTACGGACTACTGGAACTGGGTGAACGATACGGAGTCTTTGAGCGTGTTGGCAATCGTATTAAGATTGATGGTTCTTCTGTTTATCCTAAATCAATTCTCGCGGATCCAGAAAAGTACTTCACTGAAGAAGTAATGAATAAACTCGAAGAAGCAGCGCAGAAAGAATTCTCTTATGGCAACTGAGCGCATTCAACAAACTATCTTACGTAATCTCATCTTCACTGAAGAGTATTATCGTAAGGTAGTTCCTTTCCTAAAAGCAGATTATTTTGAGGAATATCATGAGAAGGTTATCTTTGAAGAGATCGCTGACTTCGCTGGTAAGTATGACAAAGTTCCTACTCAAGAAGTCTTATCGATTAATCTCCAAAATCGTAATGATCTTACTGACGAAACGTTCAGAGATTCGTTATCGACAATACGAGGACTCACAGACGAATGGGTTGACTACGAGTGGCTCCTCGATGCAACCGAAAAGTGGTGTCAAGACAGAGCAATCTATCTCGCCCTTATGTCCTCGATCAAGATCGCAGATGGAGGCGATAAAAAAATATCAAAGGATGCGATCCCAGGTATCTTACAAGAAGCCTTGGCAGTATCGTTCGACGAACACATAGGACACGATTACATTGAACAAGCAAAAGACCGCTATGAATTCTACCACCGCAAAGAAGAGAAGGTTCCCTTTGATCTGGAAAAGTTTAACTTTATTACAAAAGGTGGTATCTCTAACAAGACTCTCAGTGTCGCTCTTGCTGGAACGGGCGTCGGCAAGTCTCTATTCATGTGCCATTGCGCTGGTGCCGCACTCACCCAGGGGAGGAACGTACTCTATATTACATGTGAAATGGCAGAGGAGAAAATTGCTGAACGAATTGACGCAAATCTTTTAAATGTTTCTATCAAAGATATTGCTGAACTACCTGAAGTTATCTTCAATTCTAAAGTTCAAGAGATCTCTAGGAAGACTAGAGGCAAACTTATTATCAAAGAGTATCCCACAGCATCAGCACATGCAGGGCATTTCAAATCACTTCTAAGTGATCTGTCTCTCAAGAGAGATTTCAAACCAGATATAATCTATATTGATTATCTGAACATCTGTGCATCAGCGAGGTATAAAGGTGCGATTGTCAATTCTTACACGTATGTCAAGGCGATTGCTGAGGAGCTTCGGGGTCTTGCTGTGGAATGTAATGTTCCTATTGTCACAGCTACTCAAACTACTCGCAGTGGTTATGGCAATAGTGATCCTGACCTTACCGATACTTCTGAGTCTTTTGGTTTGCCTGCCACTGCTGACTTTATGTTCGCTCTTATCAGTACTGATGAACTTGAACAACAGGGTCGCATCATGGTCAAACAACTTAAGAACAGATACAACGAAACCACTGCCTCACGAAAATTCATGGTGGGAATTGACAGATCCAAGATGAGGCTGTATGATGTAGCGGAGGATGCTTCTGACATCAACATCAATCAAGAGGACCCTGGTGAAGAGTTCTCACAATTTGCACAAACACAAAACCGACTATCTAAATTTGCTGAGTGGAACGTATGACTATTAAATTTGAACGCTATGAAGAATTTGTTTCAGCAGTTACTTCAGAGGCTTCTACAAACTTTGTTGACTTTGCTGATCGTATTGGTGATCTTGATCGACAAGGTGCCAATATTGAGAGACTTCTTACTGCTGGGGTTGGAATTAATGCTGAGGGTGGTGAGTTCCTTGAGATCATTAAAAAAATGGTCTTCCAAGGAAAACCGTGGAACGAAGATAAC